TTAAGGAGTTTGAGTTTTGCATTTTATGTTCAAGTTACAGTAGAAGGATATATATGATTTATCGAAGTCTTCAACTTTACGACCAGATTTTAAACTTTTAGGTGCTATGTCGTTAATCAACGCGTTGAAATACCCTTCAGCCGATATAGGCTCTTCGGTGTCATCTTCGTTGTAATAACAATAAGTTATACGGAAAAAGTTCGATGAAGATCCACAGAAAAATAAAACGATCTGCAACAACTCTTTATCATTAGTGCATTTTGATGCATCTCTAAGAGTAACTATAGGATAAAAAGTCTTATATTTATTTTCACAAACATAGTCTAGCAAATTAAAATAATTGGTTATTGTTGATTGTGGCAGTACCTCCCTCATTTCATGAAGGATATTTTTCTGCCGGGCAACCATAGCAGTTACTTTTTTCTCTAAATCATGCCCTTGCAATGACATTTTCAATTAACCCATTTAAAGTTAAAGTATCTTCTGGAAAATCAATATAAAACTCGCCACAAAATTTATTATCTACCCACATTTTTTTATTTGGATCTAAGCCCAACTCTGTAAATGAATCATTTTGATTTTTGAATCTTACTGCTATTGTTCTTACAATAAAAATGTCTTTCTTCTTAGTGTTTTTGATTTCAACATCTCTGCCTTCATCGTTTTCATCAGAACGACAATGAATATTCACATCATAACCAGTATTCTTGCCATTATAAATCAATTGAACTGCGCGGCCAAACGTTGGGTCATGCAGTATATTCTCAATTACTTTAATGAAGTTAATACTATTGACATCCACTTCGATTTTGAATTCATCTAATAGGTTTAAAAACTTGTCACGTGTTGAACTAATTGCTTTAGAAGATTCACGCTTGCCCAACTCTCTAGGAGCACGATATTCAATCCTTCCACCTTGATTTGGCACAAAAACGGTGGTGAAAGATTGGTTAGGAATATTAGTTAAACCCAATCCCCTCGTTCCCTTAACCTTCTGATTATAGAGGTAAGAGAAGACAAAAGCGGTACCGTCACCAGTATCTAAGATTTCAGTTAAATGGGTTCCATTTACAATAGGGCCAGTAGAATTTCCGTCGTGCTTTCTCTGAGGATAGAGATCTGCAAATTCTTTATCGAGTTTAAATAAAGATTTTTTTGAAGCTATCTCACCTACAATACTCGTCTTCTTATACAAATCAATAGCATAATAATGACGACCAGAAATTATTATTCTGTCAATCATTTTGACTAAAGAAGTCAAATTAGCATTTGGAAAGTTTTGACTAGGGTTGTTAATAGCATCTTTAATAATTTCTAAACCAGACTCGAATCCATTCTTGATTGCAGGAAAACCGTACACTTTTGAAATTTGACTTAAGTATGAATAAGCTTCCGTTTGCTCTAAAGCCTTTAATAAAAAGTCAAGTGTTACATGGGATGCATTCACAGAGATAGCTGATTTTTGAAAATTTGGTGCGCCAGTCATACCTAAGTCCATTTTATTGAAAATTTGAAATGAGTATGAAACAAAGCGGAACAAAACGAAACACCTTTTATTGGCTTTATCATCAATTTTCTTTAAGTTTGATAATACTAATGGTTTTTTTAACCATACTGGCTAATTACGTTTTGCTGACTACCATAAACGTCCAGTACTTCAAACGTCACAACGCCCAGCATAACTACACCTTCCAGCAATTGTCCGTCGATAGTCTCACCATCTTCCGTAATGATCCCGCCCTTAAAATACTTCCCGACCATGGGGTAACCGTCCACCTGCCAGACAACCTTTTTACCAGGCAATGGCGTTAATGAACGGTCAACCAGAACAAAGCCACGCGGCGTTTCGATCCGCATCGTGTCAGACGGATGGTGGATCATCAGATTATTCAAATCTATGCGGCTCTCAACGAAGTCTGCCGCTGGAGAAGGAAATCCCATATCAGTAATCCCCGTAGTGATAGAAACGCTGCCAGAGCTTGTTATGCCCCTCTTCAGGCGACACGTCACGAAACGTCATCACGTTCTGCGCTATCCATTCGTTGGCCTGCTTGTGGCTGAATTCCCAGTTACGCTTTGCCAGTTCGGCCACAAAGTCAGATGTAGAAACGGTGACGCCATACTTTGGCGAGCGCTTCATCGCCTCAAAAAAAGATACCCTGATATCGCCATTGCGCGGCATGATCTTGCCCTCAAAAATACTGTATATAAAAACAGTATTATCATTTGAGGAAAATGATCAAGCCGCTGCGGCTATGAGATTTGTAAAGGCTTTGGTGGGAAAAGGAATTTATTTTAGGTTCCCTGATTAGTGGCGCGAGCCTCTAAAGCAGCTACTTTTTTGCTCAGCAACTGTATTGTTGCCATGGCATCCATAAGCATTGCTGTTTCATTGAGCGTGAGTATTTCCTCGGTTTTTCCATCCATAGCACCACCAATTTGCTGGTGATTTACCTGAACATAATATGGATCAACTTTAGCGGCCTCCTGAGCAATTACGCCGCGCTGCTGCTGCTCACGGTTTACTGAACGCTGAATATTAAAGGGGTGTTCATTCCAGTGGTAATCCACAAAACGTAATGAACTGATCCTGTTGCTTGCCGCGTTAAGATCGGTGTCTCCATCTATGTTTTTAAGCTTACCATCCGATGATGTATCAATAGCCAGCATGCCTGCGGTGCCACGCACGCGGCCATCACTCTGGTAAAGAAGTAAGTTTTTTTCCCCCTGAGCATCCGAAAAAACACGCATCGCCCCGATTCTGAGGCCATCGCTGTTTACAAAGGCGAACATATCAAAGCGCGTTCTGTCTCTGCCATTTGGATCATTGTTATCCCTGATACTCATATCAATTGCAGGCGAACTTGCATTAAGTAAATTTGCTGGCGTAGTAAGCCATGCCTTAATTCCGCCGTTGATATTTGTTGTACTTCCAATATTGCCACCGCTTTTTTTGTCAACCGTACTCAGGCGGGTGTCATTACCCTGCGCTACTGTGCCTACATCCGTACCGTAATCCACGCCGAGATTTTTTCTCGACTGCGCTTTATCAGCAACATCACTCAGATTGCTGGCTTTTTTAAGCTGGTTATCTGGGTTTGCTGACTGCGCGCGGTCAGCATCAGATTTAGCGCTAGTCGCTGATTGAGACGCCGCCGCCGCTGAGTTAGATGCATTTGTGGCTGATGTTGACGCATTTGTTGCTGATGTGGCTGCCGCTGTAGCGCTATCGTTAGCTTTCGATGCATAGTGGAAGGCAGAGTATTTCCCCGCTGTCACCTCCGCGCCTACCGGATTAGCCGCCCATTTCTGAGCCAGATTAGCGCTGTCGCTGGCGTTCGAAGCGGAGCCAGATGCAGCACTCGCGCTACCAGCAGCAGCCTGCTGGCTTGTGGACGCATTGCTCTCACTGTTTTTTGCAGCAACGGCGCTGTCAGCGGCCGCCGTGGCACTCTGGCCCGCCGATCCGTTAACCGTAAAAAGCTGATTGTAGGTAACGGCATCCTGCGGCTGAGAACCATCGGCAAGGCCGGTTAACCTCAGACCCTGCGCATCCCAGTTACCGCCAACCGGTTTACTGATTGAGCTCGAAAAGCTGGCGTTAATCTCCTGGAGTGCAAGCCAGATGCGATCAAAATCATCGTTAACTACGTCAGCCAGCAGATCGCCGTTATCCGCGTAGTCAGTCTGGCGGGTGTATGGCGTGGCGCGCTTGATCAGTACTTCAAGGCCGCTGGCAGGTGCGGTAGTGAATACCACGTTTCCGCCCTGGCTGTTGCCAACACCTGTAACAGTGTAATCAGTGTTAAGTGTCTTTTTCAGACCACCTACAAACACCTGCATGTCAGTGGCAAACAGCAGATAAAATTTATAGGCAAACTGCGTTGTAACTCCGTTCGCGATGTATGGCCCGCTAATAGGTACTTGTGCCGGTACGCTCATGCTTAATACTCCGTTTCTATTTCGTAAGTGCCGTGTGTCTGTCGCCAGGTTTCACCGTGACCGCGCGCCGGATTTTCATGCTGCACATGCCCGATTTTTACTGGCTGCTCAATGATTGCCCCACTACCGCTGTCGAGATAGTCATCCTCCTGCGTGGTCAGCATTGGGTTAAATTCCCGCATCTGCTCGTATAGCGGCCCGTCGAGCACGCGCGTATGCGCCCAGAGAATGCCGGACGTTAGCGGGCCTTCCAGACCATCCAGAATGCGTTGCTGTTTATTGGTGGTTACTGTGATTTCTACCACCGCACATTTGAGCCCCTTTAAAGCCTGACGCAGTAACTTGCCTGCGAATGAGCCAGGCCCGTTTACTTCGACGGTTACGCGGGGAATGTTGAAGGAAATAACAAGGCTTCTTAGCTGCCAGACCTGGCCGCCACAAATCTGGCCGCTGTCGTCAAACTCTGCAAGATCGCCCTCTAGCCCTTCGCAGACATGCCAGTAATAATGCCCCCTGGTATCCTGCAAAATAAGGCTGACGGCGGATGCATCACTCTTTCTTTTCCCTGTTGAGACGTCCCAGTAACAGGAACCGCCAGTTAACTGGACGCTGCCAAGGTAGGCGGTTGTCACATTGTTGGCACGCCTGAAAACAATCTCACAGTTGTATTCCCGTATTCTGTCCGGATCCAGACGCAGATTATGAACAGGACGAGAGCGCAACAGATACTGCGAATCCCAGCCGTTAAGCGTTCGCGTCTGCTGGCGGCGCTTAAGCAGTTCGGCATCGTTGAAACGCTCCGGCCACGCTGATTCCCCGTAACAGTCGATAACTGATTTTGGCGCTGTGACAAAAGTGATAATGCCGTTGCTGAAGCGATAATCGATGTCCGGTCGCAGCAACGATGCGCCTTTTCCAATGCCGCTAAAAACATACACTGGCTCAAACGGCACGCCGAAAGCGTTGCGCCCTTTGGACTCATCAATTCGAAAATCTTTATTGAAAAGAGGAATTGTCAGGCAGTCAGCGCCCTTACTTTCTTCATCGTCATAAAGCGAATCAAAGGCGTGCGGAGTACCGATAAAAAGTTTCTTAGCGCCCGGTACCGCGATATGAGTCTGTTCCTCCAGGCGGTACCGAAGTTTCTCCCTGAGTTCAGGCGTGGTGATATTACGCGGCACCTCAACATCATCATTCACAATCTCGTCGGCGCGCGAACCGGTGACATTTGATAAAACGCCTTTTGCTAAAAACTGAGGATTTCGCGGATCAGAGTCTTTACCCTCATGCGTCCACCAGCTTTCAACTGTGCCGGTATCTTCAAGAAGTCCACGTGTGAGCGGGTGATTGCGTAATATGTTTTGCGTGTCGCGGCTGTTTTTTAAAGCGGTGGAATCGGCTTCTGACTGGAGAAGCAAACGCCAGTTGGATTTTTTATAAATCCTCCAGGCAAAATAAACATCGATGATTGTCGATTTTCCAAAACCACGAAAACAGCGCAGAACTGCCAGATCCCCCCTGGACTCAAGCCAGTTAATAACGATCCAGTGAATGCCGGGAACTGTCCAGTTCATACGCTGCGCCCACATCAGATAGAAAGCGCCAAACCCGACTTTCCCGCTCATCAGTGTTTCGCCATTTTCGCCATTGCTTTGCGTATCTGCTCTGCTGAATCACGCTCTGCCTGTGAAACCTGCTGCTGCAAAATATCATCGTCACTGGCCGCCGTGGGGTTGGCTGCCAGCCGGTCTTTTTGCCCTGCCTGCCGCTGGCTTACCAGGTTATGCAGATTTTTAACGAGCAGAATTGTGGCTGTTGCGTTCTGCTTCGCCCAGTAACGATCGCCGCGCGTTTGCTTATCCATTTCAGTGATACTTTTTCCATGGCCGGGCCACTGCGTAACATCACATTCCGTTATTGCGACTTCGGTCAGGCGGTCGGCAAGGTCGCATAAATCCTGCGTTACTGCTTTCTGGCTGCGTGGTTTTGACATGATTATTCTCCGAGAGGTTTTGTGTATTGCCCGAAACCAAATGACGCCCCGCCAGAACCTGACGGATCGTAAAAATACTGCTGGCCTTTCTGGTCAGCATATTTGCGTAATCGTTTTTGATAGCCCGGATTAAGTGCTTCGGCGGCATCGTTGAAAAACAGATGATCTACCGCGGCTTTGGTGTACCAGTAATTCAGCGGCGCAATCTGCTGGCGCCCAAACCGGATTGCCATATAAGCCGCTTTACTAGGGTCGCTTTCCGAGGTGAAAGCTATTTTTCCGAGTGTGGCCATATCGCCAAAAATGGGAACCGCGCTGGAACTGTGCCCGCTGTTGTCACCGCTGGCGGCGTCATACATGCTGGTGATCAAGTCCTGCACCATCGCAAAACCACCAGCCACGGCCATGGCCTTCCCGACAGTGCGCCAGTCATCAGGTGGCGGAGGATTCTGCCCGTTAGTGACTGCCTGAGCCACAAGCGCCATGTAACCAAACCCTGCTGATAAAGCTGCTGTGGCGGCGATGTATCCGGTTTTCGTGCTGCCTGATTTGCGGCCAAGACGATCAAGCATGTGTGCTGTCTGAATGGCACCGGCGTTTTTAAATAACATCACCTGTTTAGTGAGCGCGTTTGTACGGCCTCCCGCGCTCATGAGCGTTTGCGCCATCAGGTTATGTTCAGAGGTCACTATGTCGCCGCCCATGCGGATAAAGCCCATCATGCGCGACTGTAGGCGCAGGGTTTCATCTGCGGTAAGGCCAAGCGTAGCCACATCATCAATGTTGTGAATGGCGTGGCCGCGCAGTTCCTGACGCGGTAGGGCCATGATTAATTGCCAGTCAGCATCGGTAATACCGGCGTTATTCAGTATTCCGCGATCGCTTTCAGTCAGTTTGTCCCACGGTTTTTGTGACCATTCGCCCAGCGCTAAAGCATGCGTGGTTTGCCCTGCCCGGCGCGCGGCGTTCGTCCATGCATCAAGCAACGTATATTTCATGGTGGCCTGTGCATAACGTGACATGAGATTGCCGGTATTCAGTCTGCCCTGAGACATGATCCGCTCACTGCCTTCACGTGCCGCCTGTAACGCAACCTCTGCACCAATGCCGAAACGCGCCGCCTCCTTACGGGTAAAAGCGGTGTGCAGAATGGTGCCAATATTTTTAAGCTGGCCCACGTCAGCCATGTTCAGCAGTATGCCGGGCGTGTCCTGGAACGGCGCGCGCATTGCAGTACTGGTAAGTTTGGTCGCCGCCTGATAAGCCGTCAGCGCACTGCTGATACGGTCAATACGGGTAAAGTCCTGATTATCCCTCACCAACTGGCGGAAATATGCCTCTGGCCCGAACAGCCCGCGCTTGCCCGACTCAACTTCGCCGTGTCGGTCAAATGTGACGCCGGGGATCTGACTGTCTTTTTTAAGCGCGCTGTCACGCAGCGTTGAAAAAGTCATGCCGGGGTTGGGGCCGAGTTCATTAATCAGGGCAACATCACGCGCCGAGCCAGTAAGGTGACTGAAAAAAGCCGAGCCGAGCGAGCGATCGCTAAACTGCCGGTTATAGGCAATGACCGCATCGGCATCCCGTAAATGAATTTCACGATGGCTGTCATTGAGCATGCGGGCCACATTTGCCGAACCAAATCCGGCTGCCGCATCCTCTGCGAGCCCTTGCGCATCCAGCTTAATTTTATTCACACCATCGGTAACGATGGATTCATACATGTGGCTGATCACGCCTTCCAGGGCCAAATCATCCAGGGGAAAACCCGCATCGCTGAGGTACTGATTGCGATCAAGGTTTTTCATCATGAAAGAAACCCACGCAGATTTTCCGGCACGCTGCATTACTGTGGGATCGTGAAACTGCGGCGCGTAGTTATCCAGCCGGCCAACGGTACCGCCTGCGCGGTTTCTGGCCTGACGGTATCCTTCCATTGTGTCAGACCACTGCTGTGCAAATCGCTGTGCTTCTGGGTGGCCTGTGTTATGTCCGTAAATCTCACGCACCACATCATCAAAAAATGCATTGCTGCGTTTATTGCCAAAATCCAGCGAAAAACCTCCCACGCCTGCTTTTTTCAGCAAATCACCAAAGCCCCTGACAGCCACCTGTTCAGCGCCGCGAAGCGTGTTATCAACACCTTCCAGCAGGTCAATAAGGGATTTCCCCCATTTACCGGCTTTGTCCGGACGGTTATCAGCCAGCGTATTGAGGCGCTTCGCTGCATCACTGATTGCAGAAAGCTGGCGTAGTTTGCTGCGGGCCACGCTGTCAGCCTGGATCATTTCCTGTTCGCGTACCCATTTCCCGATTGCAAGCGTGCGCTCGTCGGGGGTCATTGCCTGCCATGCCGCACGATCGCGGCGGGAAATTATCTTCGCGCCCTCATGCATGCGTGAATCAATACGCGCAATGGCAGCATCACTGAGTTTTACGGGCTTGCCGTGAACAGCAGAGAGATGCGCCTCAACCGCCTGTATGCATTGTGGTTTCATGTCACTGTCCGTAAGTCAGGGCGCAGGCGGCCGCAATGTCATATTGCTGCGCCTCTGCGGTTGATAGGGTGTGTTCTGCTTCAAGGGCATCAATGTGCGGCGCCATAGCGTCTGCAAGCTCTGGGTGCGTTTCCCTTAAAGCTTCAGTCTGGGCGCGCAACATAGCGAATGGCTCTGCTACCTCTGAACTGATAACGCCAGCAACGGGTTCGGCTATGTCTTTTTCCGGTAGTGACTGATTTTCGGCTGCCATAACCGCGCGGTCAGTTCGCTGTTGCAGATCCCCGGCCAGTTGCTGACGCTCAAGAATGCCGCCATTCAAATCACCGTGAACCAGAAAAGCGTTATCACCACCGAAGTGATCTGAAATATCGACGGCTTTCCCCGCGTTAATGGATTCCATTGCGCTATCCATAGCGCGAACGTGGGCGCTTTCTGACTGCGTATCGACGGCAAGCCCTGGCGCTGATTCTGTCACATAGTTATCGTGCAAAACGGTGTGCATCGCTGCATCAGCATTGAGTGCGTCTATCCGCTGCCTGCCATACGCATAATGTGAATCCAGCTTTGACGAGGCATTGTCATAAACCTGCTGTGAGAACTGCCTCTGTTTATCGATATCAGTCAGACGGGCCTGTTGTACAGCGCGTGCATCTGCGAGGGCTTTACCGCTTCCAGATGGTGCGTTAGCGAGAATTTCAGCCCGTTCCGCGTCGAGCCGGTCAAGGTGACGCTGTGCGTTGGCGATGTCTGATTTAGCCTCTTTAACATCGCCCCGCGTCAGTCGATAGCCGTCGAGTGTCGTAAACTGTGGCGCTGAATCTGCAAAGTTTTCTGTCGCTGGTGGAACGGTACCATCAACAGAATCGGGCATTTGTTCTGGCAACTTTTCAGGCTGAACATCTGAGGCAGTAACATCCCTGTCACGCGCCCGCCCGCCTGCCAGGTTGAAAAAACCGCCCATCAGAAAAGATGCCATGGCTTGTTGCGTATCCCACTGGCGCAACTGCGCAGCCTGTTTCTGATATCCATAGGCATCAAGAACGGCAGCGCGTGACCACTGATCTGCTTCGGAAAGCGCAACGTTGGCAGCTCCACCAGTGACGAAACGCGAGCCGTATTTAAGTAATGCACGCTCACCTATCCCGCCAATACCCGGCATCGCGCCGCCTATACCCTCTGACAGAGCGCTGATTGCCGCGTAGCCCCTGCCCGCCTCATCGCTGAGATTCATTTTTGCCGCTTCTTCCTGAGCATGTGCAGCGCCTGACACAACGCCAGCGGCGAAACCTGCCAGCGGGTTAACGATCGCACCAGCAACTACCGGCGCGCTCTGCATCAAATCACCCAGAATGATCGCCGCCGCCCCGCTGTTATCAGCATCAGGCTTTTCAAACTGCGGTAATTTTTCTGGCGGTGTAGGATCGATATCGTGGATTTTTGCAACATTCCCATCGCGGGTAAGGTACTGATTCACCCCCAGCGCATCGGCGGCTGAACTGTCGGCCTGACCTGCCAGCCGTTCGCCCAGAACGCCAATGTTTTTTATGCCGCGCCCCAGTTCATTACCGGTTCCCTGAAACCATCCCGGCGAGGCTTTAGAAAGGGGTTCTGTACCGTTGCTGTCTACCGCGTCATTTTCTGACTGGTCAAAAAGAATATTCATCGCGAAAGCTCCACAACAAACGGTTTGCCGCTGACAGTAACGGCGCGCTGTGTATCCTTGTTAATCAGCCGCATATTGCCTGACGCATCAGGAATAAACGTGTAACTGCCGTCATTGAGGTGATTACGAACGTTGGCCGCATCACCGCCTGGCAGTTTATTAATCCCCGTCTGCATGCTTCGCATGAATATTTCCCCGTCCATACCCGGGGGCGATACCAGTTGCGCACCAAAGACTTTCACCGGGCTGCCAATCACCGCGTGCATATCATCAGTATCCAGGCTGCTGGCATCATCACGTTTTCCGGTACCGATGTGATAAGCCTGCATGACCGGCACAAGCCGCTGTATCTGCGTCTGGTTCAGGCTGGGGTAAGCGTCTTTGATTGAGCGGGCTACATCTTCGGCTTTGATGGTTTTCATTTTTGCCTGGCCATCGGGCGGATTCAGCAGCGTTGTGCCTTTTTCAATAGCCTCTGCAACTTTGTAGCCATTGGGTGTATTGGCCTGAGACGAAACCACCTGGAGCGTGATTGCATCACCGCCAATGTCTTTTGCCAGCCGCGTGGTGGCTTCACTGCCTGCGCTGGCATTCATGTTGCGCCAGAACTGCACACGCTGATCGGCTGACATTTTTGGATAAACCGCCGTAAGGTCTGATTTTTCCTGCGGCGTTAACAGGGATTTTCCCGCCGTTGGCCCTTCCTTTTGCACCAGTGCCTGACTGGCCTGTAAGCGCTGTTGCAGCACTTCACCAATGGCGCCGGGATTATCCTGCGCAGTGGCAAAATTAATTGGCTGCAAAGGCTGGCCGCTGTCCACTGCGGCAACCGCCTGCGGATTGTTTTTCACATCAGCACGGCGCTGATCCACGGTGCGTTGCAGGGTGTCAAAATAACGATACTGGTCTTTGGTACCTCCGTTGCGATCCAGTTCGATTTTCATCGCGTCAAGCTGCTGCTGTGCCGTCGCGGTAGGCATGCGTAAAACCTGCTGCACATCCTTCATGGTTGCCTGTAAAGCAGGTGCCTGCCCGGCAACGCTGGTACCGTCAGTTTTCTGTGAAAAAATCTGCCAGTCGCTTTCGGTAGGAATTTCACCACGTGCAATACGTTGCTGCATCTGATCATCAGCGTGAACGGCGGCCACTTCACGCCGGGTTGCCAGCGCATCAGCATGATTCTGTGCGGCGATCGCTTTTGCATCGTTGCGGGCCAGCTTCGTATCAATCGTGTTAAACAGCGCTGTACGGGTCTGTAAGTCCAGAATCCCTTTTGACGCGCTGTTATTAATATCCTCTTTGAGCGTTGCCAGCGCGCCGTTATCTGTGTTGTTTGCTTCAATCTGAGAACTGTAAAACGTGGTCGCCAGATTTTTTTTTGCCGCCTGATACTGATTAGCCCATGACGCACCCAACAGGGCTTTGGTGCTGCTGCGATTGTAGAGTTCATCAATCTGACCACTGATAGCGGTTACGTCAGCGCCCGGCTGCATCATCTGCTGAGTGTAGTTCGCCGCCGTCTGCTCCAGAGCGTTAACGCCTTCAATTTGCAACTGACGGGCATAGAGCGTGCTGACAGTGTGATCGCCCTGACGGTTAACGGTCGCTATGCCTTTTTGCAAGCGCATGTTATCGCTGTTGGTCAGGTCGGGGATCTGCTCACCCTTCCAGCCCTTTATGCCGTCCTGATAGGCTTTCTGGATCCCTGTGCTGTCCAGTTCACCGCTTTGCACCTTTGAGCTAATTCCCTCAAGCACACCCTGCTTGAATGTCTGATAATCCTGTAACTGTAGCTCTGCCTTCTGGCGCGCAAGATTCTGCGCATACTGAACCAGATTGGAACCAATGCCGGCAATCGTGTTACCCAACTGCATTCCGGCCTGCGCCTGACTGGCCGCCGCCTGAGACTGTTCGCGCAAACCTTCCTGAACGGTGTTCTGCGCCTGCATGGTTGACTGCGCGGCCTGCTTTTCAGCTTGTGGTGCCGCAAGGGCTTCGGGGTTGTCCGTGTGCACAGGATTCAGATTTGTGCCGCGATAGCCAAAATCACCGATATTGATTTGCATAGATTTCCCTTAGCTGAACCACTGTGACGCAATATTTCCGGCGCTACCCAACAGGCTCGCCCAGTTGCTGGTTTTTGCTGACTGATAATTTTGCCCGGCAATATTGCGGGTCGTTGCCGCTAACTGGCTCAGTGCATCAGCCTGTTCACGTATGCCCGCTGCGGCTGTGTCGCTGGCACTGCGCGCCTGATTACCGGCGTTAATGTAGGCGTCAGCCTGGCGGGTATACTGATCCGCTGAATCCTGCCCTTCCTGAAATGCGCTAAATGCATCTTCGCCCGCACGCCCGACAATGAACGCCGGAACGTAAGCCGCCGTACCTGCGCCTGAAACAACGCCTGAAGCGGCATAACCTGCCAGGGCATTTTCTGCGGTTTCTTTTCCCTGTCTCCGGATCAGGTAGGCTTTCTGCGCAGCGTTTGCAGTGGCCCTTGCAGCGTTTTCCCTGGCTTCCTGTGACAGCCGGTTATACTCAATCTGCTTATAAACGCCCTCCTGCTGTTCCGCTGCTGCCGCGCGTAGCTGGGCGCTTGACTGAATAAGCTGACTGTCAGCCGCCTGTAACTGGCTCTGGTACTGCGCCTGTGATGCCTGGCTCTGTGCATGGCTGCCAAGCAGTGAGCCGCCCACCTTCAGCCCGGTACCGATAATGTCCGTCCAGCTTTTATCGCCAAAAACGGAGCCGAGCGCGTCGGCAACGCTTCCAAATAGACTCATCAGTTATTCACCGTCAGTGTGCGCACCACGGCCAGTACATGTATTGGCAGCGGCTGTGGTTGTTCGATAATTGTTTCTGTGTTTTTCCAGCCGGTCACATTCCAGTCGAGATCACCGCTGTAGAGAGGTGAAGGCTCGTTTAGCACGTTAAGGCCGAATTTACGGAACGGTACCTGCTGGCCGTTCAGCATCATCCCTGTGGTGTCATTGATGCGGATACGCATGCGTGACAGTGAAACCTTGCTGCCCTGCATGGATCCGTTTTGCATCTGCGCCTCTGGTGGAAGCAAGATTAAACGCGGCGTGTAGGGCAGCCCGATAACCACCTGTCGGGCGGCGCGGGCCAGCGTAACCGCCCCGTCTTTAACGGTCTGCGATGTCTGAACCGCACCATCAGCGACGATAGCAACCGTCTTGCCTTCCAGGTGCTCTAACTTCGTCCACTTCTGCTGAGGCGGATCGGTTTCTTTTTCAATGGCACCCACAAGCGCGGAATCTGAATAAATCCCTTCCTGGAAATGTTCGATATAAACCTGAGGGCTGCCGCCAATATCACGGACGACGGCAACATAGGTATCGTCTGTGCCGTCCTCACGCGGGATTGTGGCGCATGAAAGAAAACTGCCGTCAGTGACAACCCGTGACCACGCCGCTATGCCAACCTGTTTATTAACGGTGAGCGTCACCATTTTCCCGTCGAGGCGTAGCATGTGGATGCGGTTGCGGGGCTGCGCCTGCACCGTCATATCCACGATTGGCGATTCCAGCATATGCTCTGCCAGCAGGCTTAATTCATTCACTGTGTAACCGGTCTGGTTGTCTGGGTCGTAATTGAGCGTTAACAGCTTGTGAGAACCACGCTGGAGATAAAGCAAATCTGACGCGAGGCGCACTGGCAGCACAGGGTTTGAACCGTACTCAGACGGGCAACGCACGTTGACCGATGTAGGCGTTATCACGCCCGTTGAAGACGTGATCAAAAACTCATTCATCGAGGTAAGCGCTATCAACGCATTCATGCTGAACAGATGCAGAATTGGGTTTATCTGGTTACTGTCCAACTGAAACGCCCAGGCAGACGTTCCCAGCGAACCCAGTTCGAAGTTATAAAACTGACGGATCCCGCTGCCCCATATCCACTGCGGGTACTTATTGGAACCGGCAAAAACAAGGCGTTGCTGGTGGAAGCAGACACAGGACGGCCAGCCGAGCGTGTCAGACCACATCGCCTTTAACACCTTCCAGTTATCGACAGGTGCAGGCGGCCACGTTTTCCCTGTGCTGTCATTCTTCGTCGGCGCAACGGTCATCAGCGTGCGGATCTGCACCTGTGCGACTGAATTGCTGCTGACGCCTGTGATTTTGTAGAGCCCGTCATACACACGTACATAGCTGTTAACCATGTCGCTGGTAAATCCGGTACCCGAATAATTGTTGTTATCGGGGCCATCTTTAAGCGTGATAGTTGTGCTCTGTGCCACATAGTCATTGTTGGCAACAACGGCCCAGCCTGTAGGGGAATTGCTCAGTTCATCAAAGGGAATAACCTCAAACGTGACTGCTGTCATTTTCCAGTCAAGTTGATCGTTGCGAACCAGTTTTTTCGGGGCAAACGTTGGATGCGCAAAAATCATCGTGTCAGCAGACTGCGCAAACCGGACAGTCGCTAACGCATCTTTGGGAATACCGGTATCAATCTCGTAAATAGAGCCGTCAGCATTTGTCACGAACTGGCCCTGCTGCACAAAGCGCATTTTGTTATGCGTTAATTCCAGCACGTAAGACTGATCGCGGTTGTACACCCAGGGGATTAAACGAATGTCGCCGGTATTGTCGCGGGCTTTATTCACGAAACGCAGGCCCGCGCGGCCCTCAGCACCACCGGACACACGCACCCACATATTGGTAAGCTCTTTGGCTGCCACGCCGTAACGGTCAGCGTTAACGCGGCCAAGCAGCATCGGATCCAGTTCGCCGCCAGTAAAATCTGTCTGAATGTGATGAACCTGCACGCCCATGCTCAGTACCTCGCCTGCAAGAATCCATCGCCGCCAAATTCAATTGCTGGCTGTTCCTGGCTGGTCTGCCCTTTGTAGAGCATTAGCTGTTGCATAAAAACCTGCTGCGCTGCGGCTTCAAGCCCCGAATCGCGGGTAATGGCATAAGCCAGCGCCCAGCGCAGACGGAATTTAAACAGGTCAATCAGGCCAGCCGGCCATGTGGCCACCACGTCATTTCTCCAGATGTAATGCAGCCCCACCGGATTGCAGTTGCACAGGATTTTGCCGCTTTCGATCCGGTAATCATCCAGCCAGCGCGCAAAGTGGCCCGTCTCTGAAACGCCCAGAACGCGGATATAATCACCCGGCAACGAAAAGGCCTGGCTGTAACCGAATGCTGGTGGCTCAGAATCGGGCGAGAGGATCACGCGCTTGACTGCACAAGGCCAGTCATGACGGCTTAACAGGTCATCGCGGGACGTTGGATAGAGGTTTGAACAGGCTAACGCCTCATCAGTGTTTTCGTTAAAACTGGCGATTGGACGCGCACCGAGGCCGATCAATACCTCATTGCACAGGCTCACATCGCCAACGGTAATATTCTGCGCCATGTTTCCTCACAAAAAGAAAAGGCGGGCATATGCCCGCCTGTCTCACCGCCAGAGCTATTAAGAGCCCATGAAATTTAGTGCAGCGCACTTCTGTTCGTTGGAGCGGCCTGCGCCATAAGAAACCAGCGCAGAAATCTGGATGATGTTGCGTTTGTCGCGGCGAGGGCCAATATCAGTATCGATGTTGATACCCGTTCCGAAATGCACGCCGGATTTAGTCCAGGCGACTGCCGTCACAGATCCGTTAGCGTCAACGTTTAGTTTTTCGTAAGGGATCCAGTTAAAGCCCAGCCATTTGCCCGCTACGTTACCTTCCTGAAGCATGTTCACTGACATAAAATCGGCGCTGGTAAGCGTTGTGTCATTGAGGATGGAAGTCATCATGTCACTGTTATAAGTGATATAAATCCCTTCGTTGTCAGCTTCATTTTTGCGGAAAAGCGCACGAAGGCGGATAAGATCCTTCTTTGTGATTGGTTTAGCAGGTGACTGCGCTGTGCCTACCGAACCCTGCGCCCACAAAATCTGAGAAGCAGCAAAAGACTGCGCGGTAGTTGATTGCGTACCGTCTGCCGCCACTGATTTGCGCTGAATATCACTCAGAATTGCGTTGTAGATCGTGCGGTCTTTTTTGCGGTTTGCCGCCGCTACTAACAGATTCTGATATTCCCCCTGGGGCTCAGCAAGCAGTTTTGGCAGGTCCACCTTTTCAACAGGCACATACACATCTGCATCAGCCATCATCGCAACGCGAGTGCCGGTATCAGGCATTGACCATGGGGTATTACTGAAACGGTCAGAAAAAACACGGTCGGTCATTTCCACAATACCCATATCGTTGATGGTATAGGAAGCGCCGGTAATGGTACCGCGATCAGTTACCGCTGCCTGTAGGCGTGAATCTTCCTGCTGGCATGCGATTTCAAAGCCGCGATGAAATTCCTGTACGAAAGCGGAAGTGATCTTACCGCTGTTGGTAGCCATATCTTGTGGCATGGTGTAATCCTCGAAAAACGTTAAAAGGGTTTGCGTGCAGACCTGATAAGCGTTATCGGGGAACCCCGGCGCGGAGGTGACAGCGGGTGACTTATCCTTTCGGGGTCGGTCGCTGTGGTCATTGCATGCTATATAACACGGTGTGATTTATGCACTCAAGATATATCTTAAGCACATGATAAAACTAAGCCCGACAGAGCGGGCGTAATATCAATGGTATTCGTCGTTACCTGAGTTTTTTTCAAAATAAGTTCGAACCTGCTGAGATACGCGGCGGTGATCAGGGTGTTTGTTGTTCCTGTACGCTTCGGATTTCATCAGGTCATCAATACTTTCCGCATCCATCTGCGGCAAAGCTGACAGCCGGATCGAATCTTCGCTGAGTTCGCTACCCACCTTAGCCAGCAGTCGGATAATCGCAGGGTCATTTCCATAGCGCGCGATACAGCGCTGATAATCGTCACCGAATCCAAATTTTGCCGCGCGGTCTGCTGCCAGCATATTGCGGTTATATTCTGCCGGTTCTTTCCAGGCCTTCTGAAGATCTTGCATTGCCTGTTCCTGTGAAAAACCTGTTGCGGTTTCAGCCTGAGCCGGAGCACTGGCGATGAGCTCACCTACCATAAAATTAAGCTGCGCATTGTTCAGGCCCAGTTCATGCGCTTTTTCCAGAAATGGTTTAGTAGCCGGATCATTCATGAAGCGGTCACCAAACCCTTCACCGAACTGATCGCTAAATTTATATCCGCTGATTTCCGCTGGCCGCGCCTCACCTGCGCCGAAGCGCTTTTCCAGATTTGTATAAGCCTCTGAAAGTTTCTGTGCCGAGGCGGTGAAATCCAGATCATCGCCGTTTTTAACCTGGAATTTTTCGGGAAAGCTGAAAGGCGCTGGCTTGCCTGGTTCAGCGGCTGGCGGTGTGGCCGTAGCAGCGCTGCCTAAAACGGTGCCGTTCGCCTGCTCCTGAGTCTGCGAAAGGCTACCCAGCAGCGTTGCGCCAGTCTGGTTTGTGCTGCCCTGCTGCTCTGCGCCCGGCGCTGGTTGTGCAGTTGTGGTATCTACTGCGCCTGCGTTATCGGTTGTATCAGTCATCGTCTCTTTCCTGTGTCATCGGTGTGTTGTTGCCGCGATTAATGCGGTTAAGGATGTAATTCACCACATGCAATTGCCCGGCGTTGAATGCTGTCTGACGATCAGCATCGTGGCCGCCTTTCACATAAGGGTTATTACCAAAAATGGAGACAAGCTCATCGAGAATTTCAGGCCCGGCAGGGCAACTCTCAAAGAGCGTGACGTAATCAAAATCTGTGGGTTTCGTCATAATCAGGCCGCTGGTTGGTTAGCTGCTGTAATCTGCTCACTGGCGTTTTGCATTCCCAACTGATCCTGCATTGCCTGTGCCTGTTGTGCCTGCGCTGCCTGCGCCTGCTGTGACCTGAACGCCTTAACATCATCGTCGCTGCGGATAATGTCAGCGGGTACGCCAAGCGTTGAGAACAGATCGCGTGTGGCCGCATCAACGTCCAGGTTGTCAGCGATGCCTGGCATCATCTGCGCGTAGTTCGCCACAAATCCAACTGCCTGCTGAATGGCTGTGGCCTGCGCCAGCTTCTGAGCGCGGGCAAGTGGGTTATCGAACGCCACATGAAAATCAATCCCGTTTAAATCATCTGGCGGCGGCGGCAACACGTTATTGCGCAGCATCAGCATGAAACAACGCTCAACCATCGGGATCAGGAATTCGGCCTGAAGGCGGCCATACATCGGCGCCATTTGCTGGCGGATGATATTCATGCGCTCGTTAACTTCGGTTGCCGTCATCTGGCCGGAGCCGTTCGCCATAGTGAGCACGTCAGCCATGAGGGTGCGCCGGATGTTGTTCTGCAACGACTGTTCATTCTGAAAGGCAACTTTAAAATCACTGCCGGTCAGAAGCGGTTTCATAGCATCCACGGTGCTGGCTACTATGACTTTGCGCGGGCCAACTTTAACCGTACGTGGGTTAAGCACGCCGTCATCCTGCGCAATCCACATGCCAGAAACCGCCAGTTCTGCGGCTGATTTCTCGTAGCGCTTGAGGTAGTTCAGTTCCTTAATGTCGGGCAGCGCATCAGAAACAAGGCCCGTAGCGTACTCACAGCCAGGCAGTTTTGTGCTGCGCGGTACCATGCAGGGAAATTCGTCAAAGCCGGACTCGCTGACGATCTGGTTATCTGCAAGCGAGATATAAACCGAGTAAAAAGGTTTATTGCGGGCCAGCTTGCCGCCCATGGCATAAACCTGACGCGGGCCAATCGCATGCAGATAACGCACTTTTTCCATCGGGTTACGCTGGTATGTCGCAACAACCTTCTCGCCAGCTTTTTCACCGAACTGACCATAAGCCTGCGCAGCCGTCAGAACATGCTCACGGAAAATCATGTTTACCCTGGCGCGCGTGGTGCTCGACCACCAGCATTCGGAAATGGGCCATTGCTCAAACACAAAGCCGCCACGCTCGCGATCAATATCGATGTACAGCACAAAGCTGCCAGCAATACAGAAATCGAGCATCGAGCCGTAAATCTCGCTGTCGTAGTTGGCGCTGTGAATATTGCGCCAGACCAGTTCGGCGCACTGGCTGAGGTAATGCCCCGCTGCGCTCATGTCGTCCTGACCGGAAATGCGCAGATTCAGCCACTGACTGTTAGCGGGCGTCATGCCGCTGATTAACGCAGATGCCAGGGTACGCGTTGCATCAGTGCCGGTTGAGTCCAGCAATTCCGCTTTTTTGGAATCCGCTGTGCCGCTGTCCTTAATGCCGCTGAATCCCTGCCCTAACTGTGGATAGGTGTAGTCGTATGCGTCCTGCCAATGTGACTGAAGCGGCGAGCGGCTTTCCTTAGCCTGATTCCAGATTTTTAAAATTTCGGCTGCGTTCTGTGCCATTTAAATATTCCTGTATCAGAACGACCAGGCACCGCCCAGCAATGAGCGCCCGCCGCCATATTGTGAAATTACCTGACCACTGAGCCCGCCGATTGCGCCCTGTGAACCGCTAACCCTGCCAAGCAGTGACGTGCCGCTGGTACCGTTCCAGCCCGCGTTTGTGTAAAGCAGGTTGTTCATCTGGCGCTTGCGCAGGTCATCGATGAACGAACTGAAAGCCGACTGACCAGCCTTGTTACGGTCATCAATGCCGCTGTTGCCAGTGCCGGTACTGCTGCCAGGGGATGTTGTGCCGCCGCTGCCGGTTGAGGGTGCCGGGTTAGCGGGTGCAGGGTTGTAGCCGCCGCCCGCGAAAACTGAACCGAGGCTGCCGGGCTTGTAGTCGTTGGCATTCCCCTGCCCTATGCGCTGACCGTTCGCCAGCGTCTGGCCGGGGCCGTAACTGCTTTTGTCCTGCGTCACGCCATTGTTAAGCGGGTTGACGCCTTTCAAATCGTCTGCTGTTGGCGCGGTACCGGATGCCATAGCACCACCAGCAACCAGACCAGCCAGCGCGCCGAACGGGCCAAGCGCGGCACCAGTCAGACCACCTTTGACCATTCCCGCCAGTACGTCACCAATTCCTGCCTTTGATGCCGCTGAGCCGGTTGTGAGTGCGCGGGATGATGCGTTTTGACGGTCGCTAATAAAATTGCTGTAAACCGCTGCGGCACCACTCAGCAGGCCACCTACAGGCCCACCCACTCCCAGACCACCGAGGGCAGCACGCGCCACACTCCGAATTTTTCCAAAGCTGGAAGTGTCGTTGTAACCACCCATGCGGGCCGCTTCATCAGCGTTCGCCTGCTGGTCTGAAAGGCTAATCGGTGTGCCAACAGCCTGTGAAATCTTGCTGCTGTAGAGCGCGGTATTGGGGCCGGTTGCAGCGCTGGCGCTCTGTGCCTGCTGTGCTGACTGCGCAGAACCGATAGCGTTATTTTTCTGTGCCTCAGTCTGGAGTGACAAACGAGCATTCGCAGAATCCAGCAGGGATTTGTTTAGCGCTGCTGCGTTGTCTGCCTCCGAACCCAGCCCGTTAATCTGGTTAACCAGGGCGCGGGTGGCCTCGATGCTGTCAGTGCTGCCAAGCTGCTGTTGCAGGCTCTGGCGCTGTGCTGTTTCTGCCTGAATACGCTGCTGACGCTGCTGCTCAGCGATGCGGGCTGCCTCTGCCTGTCGCGCGGCCTCTGCGGTGGCTGCTCCGTTATCTCCCTGTGGCTGGCCTGCTGCTCGTTGACCAACCAGCCCAGATGTGAACCCTGCTGACTCGCGCTGTTTAGCTTCATTTTGCAATGCATATAGACGGGCTTGCGCCAGAACCTTTTCCAGTCCTTTGAAGCGCGGACTCTGCATCTGCTGGTTGATGCCGTTGATCTGATTTTGCACATCCTGGTAAGTCAGATCTTTGAACGCGTCAGCGAACGGGCTGGCATTCCCAGAACCGTTAGCGCTGTTGCCACTGTTACTCCCACCGTTATTGCCATTTGGCGAGGTTCCCATTGTCCAGCCGCCTTTGGTAGTGACTGAACTTCCAGCAAAAGGTCCATCTAGCAATGTGTTATTAAGCGCCTTATCGTTACTCCACGAATAGCCACCACCACGATTTAAGCCTACACCGGAGACTGATCCGCCAAACAATCCACCAGTGCGGCCGCCGTAACCATTACTTCCCCCACCACTGCCATTATCTCCAGCAGCCCCGCCAACGGATGAACCCACTCCACCTGCTGCCATGGTTATTACTCCTCTGAATCAATGGCCGCCCAGCCATGCTTAGTCAGCACCATGCCAGCCCACTTATCGCCAATCTTTGGTTTTGCAGCGTGGTGCATGTTAATTACGTTTCCCTTTTCAGCTTCTACCGCTACCTGCTCCGCCATAGCTTCACTGTGAGGCGCTGGTGTGGTACTGGCGACGATCTCACTCACCTGCTCCTGAATTGTCGGCTGACTGGTGTTCTCGTCTGCGCCAGGTGTTTCGATTTTGGTTCTACGTGGGCGACCGCGGCCGCCGTTTGGTTTACTTTGTTCCATCGGTTCACCTCAATTTTCAGACATAAAAAAACCCGCCGTAGCGGGTTGTCGTTTCTGGTTTAAATCAATTGGGAGCGAATCTCGACGCTACCTCGCCGCCGAGAACTTTTGGCATTTTAGGGAATATGCCAGCCTTGATCGTTTCTTTGATAACACCGATAACCGCTGAACAAAGTCCAGGATCGCCACCCTCAGATTTTATTGAAACAGGCATCTGCCCTTCGGGTTGCTTAATTCGTACATTGCAATACTTACCGGCGTAGGAATTGACATCATAAAACTGAGACAGAACGGCGTTGGTATACTCACACAGCCACATATTAACTTCTTGCTTATTGCCCTCAAAATGGTTCTCGGATTCACATTTCTGTTTAATCTGCGCGATTCTCTCCGATGCGGGCGCTGAGGCTGGTAACGGTTTGTAGTTCGTTTGGCTGTGGTCTGATTGTGTCGTTCCACAACCGGCCAACGCCATAACGAACAAAACACCAATTAATTTTTTCATTTTCTAATCCCAGAGTAATGTTTCGCCAGTTATATCACAGCAGGCCAGCGCCTTACAGTGAGGCAGAACGGCGGCGGGTGCAGAGGATAATTTCACGAAAACAGACCGCTTTTAACATAATAGGTCTAATGCGCACTTCGCCAGCATGCCAAATTAAAATGTCACCTTGAAACACGTGTTTTCCTCAGTTATCCAGGCAAAAGCCACAAAATGCCCCTGCATAAACGGTGCATAAAACAGGCCCGAAAATGCATAGCCTCAAAACTAATCGAAACGCCCGTTTTTCTGGGTTTTCCTGAACTTATGGCGCCGCGATTTTTTTCAGAAAAAACTATAAGTGCAATTCCCTCTCTACCGCGCGCACGTGCGCGAAAAGACGCGCGCGAAAATCTGGGATGATAATTCATTTCATTGTTTCTATGTCTGCGGTGTTAACTAAAGCTATCAATCTGTGAAAATCCTCACACATGTCTAGACGATGACCGTGATCATCAACAAAGTTACCCTTGATAAGTCTAGATACAATCTCCTCGGGAATTATCCCATCACTACAAGGAGAGAACTTTGCAGCGTCAGAATGTTGCATCTTCAAATCTCCGATCTGTTGGTTATGAACCTTTATCTTCTACTCTGGAAATAGAATTTAATTCAGGTTCGATTTATCAATACTTCGGGGTTCCCTCAGCGATTTATCACAGTTTGTTGTCAGCCGGCTCAAAAGGTGGTTACTTTGCTAGGGTCATAAAAAACTCTTACCGCTTCATACAGGTAAGATAATCTTAAGGGCGGAGTTTATCCCGCCCTGTTTCTATGTCTCATGCCTACTAAATGTATAGTTTTTAAGGTAATCTCATTTTTAAGCCACCCTCCTGCTTTACCTATCATTTTTCAAGGAAAAGTTTGAGTTTTGTCATACCAACACGAGATTTCTGTAGAGATCACATCATTTTTTTGCTTGAAAAATCATAAGAAAAGTTCATCATAAAACCACTGCTATGTGGCAGCACTTTTAAATGGAGTTAAGAAGTATGAGCGATGACAATGTACAACACAGAAACTTCCTCTTTGAGCAAACCTGCCGTTTAATGGCAGGCCGTGTAGCCAACAGCAACGCTAATCCGCAGCAAATAATCACTGACCACTTTGAAAAAACCTATAAGGCCTTGAAAGAAGAGTACCTAAAAAGCTACGTCAGAGGTTAATTCGCTTATGAATAAAGATGGGCGCATAAAATGCGCCCATCTCTCAAGAATCTTGTGCTTATTCATTTAGGAAAATTAGTTAAAAGCTAAATTAATCTGACAAACCAAAGCGTTTTTTTGCGTACGATTTTAGTAACTCCACTCCCACATCCTTAATCACACTCAGTGGTTCATTACTAATTTCTTTAAGCCTTTCAAAAACATCCTTGCTTTCGAGTGCTGTAGCGAAATCCTGGCCAGAAGTGGTTAACCTGATTTCAACGTCCATCGCAGACATTCCGCCTAAGTGATAGATATATCCCAATTTTTCAGGATTATGAGTAACCATTGAGCGATTACTGATAAAGCCTTGCTCAATTAGTTGCATGTAATGAAACATGCCTTTATCAGAGCTAATGTCAAATCCTGCCTGATCCAATATGCCAGTTGAGATGAATGGTTGCTCCGAATCCAGAAATACGGTCATCATACCTTTCAAATAATCTAAATCTGTGCGCATTCAATCCTCCTTAGTGATGCACGAATTTTACATAACTCATTGGTATTTTGCATTCTGGCGTCTATAAGTTGTGAGCAAGATTACTACTCTGAGCATTGCTCTCTTATGAAAGTTTGCAATCCCTTTATCTGCTTCCCAGCTATTTCGAATCTATCTCTGAGGGTGAAATAATCCCGTTGAGCGGAGTCAGTAAGTCTGGGGGTGGCAGCATCAGCCACGCCGGTGGCGCTGGTGGTGCCTGTCGTTGCTGGCTTACAGGTGGCATTGAGTTGCAACCTGCGCTTGCCAGAATCAACATCAAGCTTAAGCTGGCTGATAGTTGCTTTAGCATCGTTAAGTTCCTTTGTGTATTTGGCATCAAGCGCAGCAACTGAACGCTGGCGACGCTGCATATCGTTAATTGTCTCCTGCTGCTGCTCTGCCTGTGTTTTCCAGCCGTCGCGCTGCTCTTTAAACTTCACAGCGCTGTTTCGGTAATGGCTGGTGGTAAGTATCAGACCAGTCATCAGAACAACCAGCAGAATTGCGATTACCAGGCTTACGTTCGCTTTAAGCCACGTCATTTATCCAGCCCCCAGCATGTGAGCTCTGATTCCTCGTCACGGCGAATAACTTGCCCGTAACAGCCATTAGAGCGAATGCGGCAATCTTTCCCGCCGTCGAATATCCAGCGCTTTATCTCTGCGCATGCACCCAGGCGATCGCCTGCGTTCAGTTTCCGATAAAACGTTGATGGCAGGCATTTTCCGGGGCCGATGTTCCACGGACAGAATGACGCTATGCCAACCTTCTGCGGTTCAGTCAGTGGAACGTGTACGTTTTTATCTACCCAGGCTAACGCTTTGGCCTGTTCTGCCCTGTCGATAGCGCTGCACTGGCCAGCGGTCAGACGCATGCCCTTTACAACCGGCTTGCCATTTACGCGTGTCACGCCGCCGCATATCGTCCAGATGCCGCCGTTGTCGGCATAAGCAATTAAACGACCGCCCTCTTTCTCCTGCTGAAACTGATCCATCAGTACAGGAGCGGAGGCGCCACCAGCTATCAGGGCCACCATTACCGCGCTAAGGGTCTTTTTAAGCCTGGGTGAAATCGCCATTTTTACCGTCCACGCTTTTGATCGTTGTGTTAAGCGCGGCGATTACTGCTGGCGCATCGCTGGAAGTTAATTTCGATGACCGCTGCGCCAGATTCTGGATTGCCTCTGTACGCAAACGATCCTGCTCAATATCAAACTGATGAGACGCCTCTTTGCGGGCATCATCGCGGCGTTTGTAATAAACGTTCACTGCGAACGTTGCGATACCCAGCAGCACGCCGCTGGATAAGCCGATAAAGTTCCAGTCAAGACCGTGGAACCATTCAAACCAGCCGCCCCAGCCGCCTACAATTAACCCGCCAGATGTACCGTAAGACAGGGTTGACGCTATTTTGTCTGGCATAGTTTTGCCCATGTGAATACCTCCGTGAGTTGACGGAAGCTGTGAGTAGCGGGAAAGGAAATAAAAAAGCCCCGCACAGAGGCGAGGCTTATAAGCTGTGTGGCGTAGTGACCACCCTTAGCAGAATATCTGTTTTTTTACGATCGTAAACAATTATGCGATTAATTTTTTAGCTTCTGGTTCTCGCGTAATGTATTTATCCATTTCTAATTGAACATCGAGCATTAAAAGCATGCCCTCTACTACGCCCTCTGCTTTCTGTAATTGCTTGCCGATATACGTATCAGAGCAACCATGTAACCGGGCAATCTGCATAAACGTTTTACGGTAGATGTAGTAATCCACCAGCAGATCATACATATCGAAATTATTTTTCATCAGCCGCGCCATGCAGCGATCAATAGTAATTCCGTCTTTGTCAGTGCATGAGGCGCGGCTACGTTGTTTTGCTGGCAATAACCCTTTAAACCCCGCCGCTATTGGCGCGTATCCTACGTTATCGCCGCCAGAGCATGACCACGTCCCCCAGCGCTCAAGAACCTGTTGAATATCACGCATAGCCTCACCCCAGATAATTATTATGAAAATATAAACTGCTCATCGATAAGCAATTGCTGTGTGCGAAAAACGCCCTCTGCGTGATACAGGCGGAGTTCATCGCGGGTAAAATCAGTTTTAATCCTGCCGTCTATAGCATCGTGACAGGCGTGACATGCGAAAGCGCCTTGTGTGTCTGGCGGCTTAATTCCGGTACCGCATGAATCGGAAAGGCGATAATGCGCCAGTACTGTGGTTTCAGGATTGTGATTACATATGCCGGGAATTCTCACCAGGCAATTGCGGCCACGCGCTTCCTTGCGGATATTTGTCATGCGGCAAACTCCTGAAGCTGTGCGGCGGCGTTCTCTGCTGCCTGCTGGCTGTCGAATTTGCGAAACAGGATTTGATACCAGAGGACATTAAGAACCGCTTTGTAAACCTCCTGAAATTCATGCTCTTTCATGTTGGCGAACGAGATCGATTTTGCTTCGCGGCGCTGAGTACCATCGGGCAAAATATATTCATCGTAAAATCCGGCCGTCATTACCGCCCATTTACGAAATGCTTCGAACGATTTAACCAGCGCCACACCCTCAGCGCGAACGGCACCTGTGCGCGACAAAAATTCGTCCAGGGTTTCACTTAACACGCTTTGCTGGCCGGTCAGCGTACTGAGGTAATCGACGTACTGACACAGTAACGATTTCTCGGATTCCAGCACAGCGCCAGCCGTGGGTGTCCAGTATTCGAAGCCCAGATTCAGCAGCGCAAAAAAGCGTTTGTGGAAATTGTAATTACGCGCCTGACGCACGTCGCAACTCAGCCAAGCACCGGTTTTGATGCGCGCCAGCACTTCGGCGGCTTCGGCGTTGGCCACCATCATGGTTGTGGCAGAGGTTTTAACCAGATGCATTTGAGCCATATCACACCATCCCTTTTCGGCGAAGATACTCAGCCTTGAGGATTTCGGCAGGCGTTGGGCCGCTGTCCTGTGCTGGCGCTGATAAAGCCTTGCGAACGGGTGGCACTGGCTTGCCCTCAGTAACGCGGTCATCCCAGTACTGAATCAGCTTTTTAGCCTCGGCCAGCAGTTCAGGTTCGGTAAGCTGGCGGTCATTGCTGCGGCGCCGTAATTCCAGGCAGATGTGATACATAACCGCCTGTGTCCACGGATATTGTTCGCTGGTTGGGTACCGGAAAACCGTCCTGCGCCAGTGCCAAAATTCTTTAAGCACCTCAGCGGCGGTGATTCCTAATGCGCCTTTGCCGTCACGGCACCACGCGACGAACTGACCCGGGGAAGGCAGGAAAGGTTTTTCCTGTTTACGGGCTGCCCGCATGCCAGCGTTGACCTGTGCCATTGTGGTGATCGCGTTCTCGCGGAATGACAAAAGCCACTGGCGCCGGAATTCGTTTAACTCCTCCTGGGTGCGTAGATTCGCCATCGCAGCCGGAAACGCAGCACGCAACTGACCAAAGAGCGTGTTAAAAATTTCAGCTACCTGCTCTGCCTGCTGCGGTGCATCGTCCTGGATTTCCGCAAGACCGTTAGCAACACGCTTCATGTTTTCACGGTCGAGGTTAACCATCTGTTCAGCAATGCTTTTCATTCGATCACCCCATGGATCCAGTCGGTGTTGTTGTAGTCCAGCGCTGGCACTGCGGCCTTGCGTGGCGTGGCGTCACGCTGGAGACAGAGCGTGTCCCATTTAGCGCGCAGTTTGGCCGGCGAAAGAATATTTGAGCACCAGAACGCATCGCGGCTGGCCCATTTGAACAATTCGCAGATCTCGCGGTGTGTCCGCCCGTCGATTTCACGCATAAGGCGAACGTCATTGGCCCAGGTTGTGAGGTTTGGCTTGCGCACTGCCGGACGGATTAACGCGACAAGGCCCGCGATCCACTCGGCGCAATGCAGGTCGTCAGGTGAACCCCACTTGTTGCCTTTGGGTGAGCTGATCGCTGCATCTGGCTTAACAGGAAAATTATTTTCAGAGGGTGCGTTTGGGGATTCGTCAGAATTCTCAAACGAAGATCTTTTAATATTGTTGTTTATATATTGTTGTTCATGTTGTGCGGGTGTTTGTGCGGCTTCATGTGCGGCAATACCCTCCGAACCCGCGCCGTTACTGGCTTTGTCATGTGCGGCTGTATGTGCGGCTTCATGTGCGGGTAAATCGTCTGTTTTTTGAGCATATTCAGCGTAATTTGTGATGGTTATCACAGTGCCTTTTTGCTTCTCGCCTTCCATGGAAATCATGCCTTCACGCTCAAAAACTTTGAGCATTCGCACGACTGCATCCCTGCTGACAGGCTGACCATTGCGATCACATAATCCCAGCCCTAAATCCGCTGCGGTCGTCACCAATTGTCCGGCACTCAGATGCCACTCACGGCCTTTAAATCGGGCTGTGTATGGCTGTCTCTGGGCAGCAAAAAGCAGGTTATCCCAAAGCGTCCTGAGATAAACATCTTTGGCCCATGGCTTTTTGAGAATGCTACGGTACAACGGGATGAATCCGTGTTTCTGGTTCTCCATCCGGTTGCTCCTGCGCTGGCGCGCGGTCTTGAAGTCAAAGAGTTTGGCAGTAGTCACGGCTTCCCCCTTTCACTGTTTACATAACCAGTTATTCCTGGCATACTCACCTCTGCTTGTTGATGCTAAAAATCAATTGTGATTTGAGAAGAATCCTCGGTGGCAGCCGGGGATTTTTTTCGTCCAAAAAGCCGCTCTAACCTTTCTAAGCGCTCCTCCAGTTGTGACTCAGGGAAATGAATTTCCATGAAAACCAGCGCCAGACTCATTAATTCAAAAAAGCTGTGCTTCTGATTTCCAATCGCATACTTCATGCGTGTTACTGCCGCATCATCCATGCCAATAAACCGGGCAAATTTTCCCTGTCCATTAACTGCAAGACGGCTTAATAACTGGCTTTCAATGCGCTTTGCTTTTTTGCGTTTATTTGCAGACTCCATAATTGATAATTCCTTTATTAATTGGGCGTCATGCGAATGCATGCCGACAGTGATTAATGATTCAGTACGGCCAGAAATAGAACTAAGCCGCACTATTTCTATTGATGCCGTATTGAAGCCAACTTGCATCACATTGAAGTGCATTTGCTATTTCAAACAGAAAACGAGGGCGTTTTGTTAAACCAGCTTCAATTTGTTGGATTGACTGCTGTTTAACCCCTGCCTTAACTGCCAGTTCAGTTTGGGTAAGGTTTAGCTCCATTCGTCTTTGTTTGAGGCGATCCGAGATTGTTTGCATACAGCCTCCTTTGACAAATTTTCTTGTATATTAATTACAAGTTACCTTGTTTGTCAAATACAGCTTTTCTTGTAAACATCCCGTTCCCATGAATGAGGTGTTGTGATGACAACTATCGCGAAACGCGTACAATCTAAGCGAAGCGAGTTAGGGCTAACCCAAGCTGAGCTTGCTGAAAGAGTGGGTACTTCCCAGCAAGCTATCGAGCAGCTGGAGAACGGTAAAACTAAAAGACCGCGCTACCTGCCTGAACTGGCGAGAGCGTTAGGCTGCGAAATTGATTGGTTAATAACTGGTACCAAATCAGGCACGAACGTTGCCCCCGCTGAATTAGGGAGTAAGCGCATTCCGGTCCTCAGCTACGTTCAAGCGGGTTTATGGACAGAAAGCCAGGAATACCGGAGTTATGACGGCGGAATGAGTTACCTGCTTGTTGATGATGAAGTATCAAACAACGCATTTGCATTGATAATTGAAGGTGATTCGATGGCACCAAAATTCAATGCTGGGGATAAAATTATTGTGGATCCAGAGGTTTATCCTGTACCCGGTGATTTTGTCGTTGCTCTTGATGGCGTAAAAAATCAGACAGTTTTTAAAAAATTCAGGCCAACTGGAGTGGACTCGCACGGAAATGATATTTACGAGCTAGTCCCCTTAAATGACGACTTCCCAACTTTACGTTCAGAAACAGGCAAGTTGAGCATAATCGGTACAATGGTTGAGCACCGAATAAGCAGAAAAAACCACAGACGCTGATAGTTACAAACAAACCGACTCGTAAGGGTCGGTTTTTTTTTGCCCTTCCAACAAGAAAAAACAAAAATAAATACCTTTCAAAAACAAGATAATAGGTTTATGGCGCCTGTTTTTACAATTTTTATTGTTTACACGAAACAAACTATCTTGTAATTTTTAATCGCACCACAACAAGCGAGTTAGGGTAAGGAGATCACCATGTACGGTACCGCTTTATTGCCCCGCCGTGATGTGCTTCCGGGCACGCTGATCCGTCACAACGGTAAATCATGGCTGGCGTCTGCCAACGTCGATAAAGGGCTTTATGCACGGTCTGTTTTTGAAAGTGTCCGTATTACCAGTGAAAAAATTGAAGTCGTTTTAAATAAACGCGGGCAACCACAAGTTAATTAAATTTCAGCACAAATATATCCCGTGGCGCATGCGTCAGGGAAATCCACATTCTGAATTCAGAAAGTAATTAAATAAGGAACCAGAGATGTCTGAACTTAAACCTTTCTTCGTATACCTGCGCGCCAAGAAAAAAGCAGGCCAGAAAGATCACGTTTTCTGGGAAACGCGCGCTAATGAAAACCGCGTTATTCGCGATGCCGTTAACGCCATGGAAGACGCTGGACTCAGTGAGGAAGATTTCTTTTCCCCTGCTGTAACCAATTTCCATGTGGTTGACGATCTGCCGCCCGAGGGTGTGCTTGATTCCGCCTGGTGCGAGCGCTACCAGCTTGCCAGCGACAAAATGAACTGGGAGAAAATCCCCGGCGCCGAAGGCTCAACCACTGTTGAACCCAATGCACCAGCAACGGTTGATCCTGTCGTTGAAACTGAAACCACGCTGGACGGTATTATTTCCCTGGAAGATCTGACGGTTGAACAGGCTGTTATCGGTGCGTGCATTTTTGGCTCTCAACGCGAATACACCAAAGAGGATTTAGCCGCGGTAACTGCGCTGGCGATGAATACCGACGAATCCTATTCGCAAAACCTGCTGCTGGTGGCGCGCAATACCAAAGTGATGCAGTTGCAACACGCCTACCGGCTAACGGTCGCGGAATGGGTTGAAGCGGTTAAATCCGTGTGGGAGCCAGCTACCGCCGTTCCGCAGGTTTCTGACCTGCTGAAATTTACTGGCGAATGGCTGGACGCGCACAATGATGCATCTGCCCGCGCCCAGGGTAATCATAATCGTCGCAGTGACGTTACAGGGAAATGGGCTGCCCGTATTGCTGGCAAATCTCAAACCGCGACAACTACCACTGTGACAGAGAAAACTACCAGCGGCGCCACGGCGGGCGGCGGTATCAAAACTGATCGCAATCCTGACTATGAACATACCCTGCAAACGCTGGGTATCGAAATTGCCTGCGCCCTGTTCCCTTCTGATTTCGACATTTATGAAATCCCCACGCCGATTTTCCGCAGGGCTAAGGAAATGGTCGCCGAACGTCATGAGCCCTGGGCGACATGGAATCGCGCCCTGAGCAACACGCCAGGCATCCTTGATAACTCGCGTGCGGCCATCTTTGCGCTGATCCGCTCTGCGCCGGAAGACATTCACCTTACCCCGGGGCAGTTGCAGTACTACATCAATAAAACCCTGGCTGAAACAGACCACGCCAATCCGTCACAGGAAACGCTTGCGGCTGCTCACAGCACGGTTAAAGCTAGTACACCAGATCCAGAGCCTGCCCCTGCAACAACGGCGGCGCCAGTGGCTGACGAGCCTATTAAAAATATGGGTAACGGCATATTCGATGTTACTGCCCTGCTGGGTGAAACCGCCGCGCCGCAGATGGAAACGCCTGCGCCAGTGACAGAACCGGTAACAGAAGTGCCAGCAGAAACCGCCTCAAATGAGGGTGAGAAAACGGAAGTGGTGCCGGAAGTCGCTAATGTGGCTGAAGCTTTCCCTGCCGTGTTTGAGCCTGGCCGTTATGAAAACATCCCTAACGAGGCTTACCACGCCGCCAGCGGTATCAGCAGCAGCATGGTTAAAGATGCGCGGATCAGCCTGATGTATTTCCACGGCCGCCACGTTGAAAAAACCATACAGCGCGAAGAAACAAAGCCGCTGCGTTTCGGTACCGAACTGCACGCCCTGACGCTGGAGCCAGAAAAATTCGCTGAGGATTTTGTTGTTTACCCTGGGCTGCCAGAAGGGGCCATTTCCACCACCAGCGAAATGAAAAAAATCATCGAGGATTACAACGCCGCGTTACCTGCGCTGGCGGATCCCGATGCAATTAAAAAAATGATTGAGGCGCATAACGAAAAGCTGCCTGCGCCTTTATCTCTGAGCGCCAACGCAGAAGAAACGGCAATTCTTTATCAGAACCTGCCTGACGAATTCCGTCGCATCCCCGAAACAGAAAAGCATACGGCGGCGGCTATGAAAGCCTGCATCAAGGAATTCAACGCCACACTGCCGCAGCCGCTTAAAACCACTGGCAGCCGCGACAGCGTTTTAGATCAGCTTGCCATTATTGCGCCTGATTTTGTCGCAGAAGAACGCGCCAAAAAGCAGCCCTACAACGTCAGCGGCAGCAAAGATGCGCTGGCCGCCGTGGTTCGTGAAATCAAGCCTGACGCAATTTTCGCTGATGAGTTTAGTGAGAACTGGCGCAAAGGCGCTGAGGGGAAATGGATTGTCGGTGATACGGATTTCACACTCTTGCAGGCACTAAATAACGCCGTTTATGCGCACCCGTCCGTATCCAACCTGCTTAACCACCCGTCACGCGTTAACGAGGTGAGTTACTTCGGTATGGATGACGAAACCGGCTTAGAGGTGCGCGTACGTCCAGATATTGAACTGGAAATCGACGGCATACGTATTGCTGCTGACCTGAAAACCACCAGCATGGGCCGCATTAAGCAGGACTACTTACGCGCCCGCCTGCACCGCGAAATCACAGAACGCGATTACCACCTCAGCGCGGCGATGTATTCCGAGGTTGCTGGTTTCGATCAGTTCTTTTGGATCTTCGTCAACAAAGACCCTGGCTACCACTGGGTAGCGGTTATTGAGGCGTCACAGGATTTGCTTGAACTGGGCTCGCTTGAATATCACCGCACCATGTCAGCTATCGCCCGCGCGTATGACACCGGTATCTGGCCTGCGCCGATTACCGACGATTACACCGATGAACTGAATGATTTTGATTTGCGCCGTCTCGAAATGCTGCGCCCCGTTTAAGGAAACCAGATTATGACTACCGAAATCGTAGCCTCAGAAAATAAGAATCAGAAAATCGATAACATTTCGATTCTGACCAACGGTGATTTATTTAACCGCATGCAGTCTCTTGCCACCGTCATGGCGGCCAGTGGGGAGTTTGTGCCGTCACACTTCAGGGGAAAACCAGAAGCGTGCATGGCAGTTGTCATGCAGGCTGCGCGCTGGGGCCTTGACCCGTTCGCCGTCGCTCAGAAAACCCATATTGTCAGCGGCACCCTGGGCTATGAGGCTCAACTGGTCAACGCTGTGATCAATACCATGTCGCCAACAAAAGACCGCCTTCACTTTGATTGGTTTGGCCCGTGGGAAAACGTCATTGGCCGCTTTGAAGAAAAGACCAGTTCCAAGGGTAACAAATATATTGCTCCGGCCTGGAGTCTGAAAGATGAGGCTGGCATTGGGGTAAAGGTCTGGGCGACGCTCAAAAATGAAAACGAGCCTCGCGAACTGACTATTTTGCTGTCACAGGCGCAGGTGCGCAACTCAACATTGTGGGCCAGCGATCCCCGCCAGCAACTGGCCTACCTCGCAACTAAGCGCTGGGCGCGTCTCTACTGCCCTGATGTGATTTTAGGGGTATACACGCCTGACGAAACGGAAGAACGACAGGAGCGTGAAGTATTCGACGCGCCGGAATCACGCGTAAATCTGGCCGAGCTTACTTCGGCAGCATCATCGGAAAATGCCGCAGCAGAGCCAGTGCAGGCCGACACCCAGCCCACGACCAACACGGCGGACTTAGCCGAAAAATTTCGTCAGGCCATCATCAACGCAGATGCTCCGGCAGTCGTTCAGACCCTGCGCGGTGAAATCGATAAAGCAAAATCCAGCCTCGGTACCGCGCTGTTTGTCGAATTAAAAAATCGCGCCGTTGCCCGGTTCTACCTGCTGACCGCGATCGAAAAACTCAATCAGGCGATCAACGAACTGCCGAAGCCCGGCGTTGATGGTGCCAGTGATGCATTTGCCGCGCTGGAACGCCTGTACACCAGCAATAAACGTCATCTGGGCGCCGAACTGGAAGAACAGTACAGCGTCACCCTGGCCGACATGAAACCCGAATACGCCGCATAACTCGTCGGCCCTTCGGGGCCGGTTAAGGAAACAGACATGAGCAACGAATTTAGCGGCCTGAAATTTGCCAGGCGGTTTAAGCCCGACGATGGATGCGATCACACTGCGCTGATCGTCTGGGGTATGCGCCGCCGCGCCAACATCCGTAACGGCATTAATGCACCGCGTCCGATACCAGTAAAAGTGATTGAGGTTAAAGCCAATGACGAACGTAAGTCATCTAAAGCAAAGCGCGCGAAATCTGCTGGAAAGTCTGCCAGCGCCACAGGCAGAGCTTTTGACACTCCTGTTGGAAGCGTTAGAAAAAGAGCAGCAGCGCAGCGCTGTGCTGGCTGAGGCGGCCAGCTTTGTGGCCTCGTCCTTCAACTGGATTCAGCGTGACAAAAAAATTTGGGAGTGGCGCGAGTCACCCCGAAAAGAATTTATGCAGGAACTTAACAGAGCCTTAGCCAAAGCGGAGATTATGCAATGAGGCACGTCACCGCCACCGAAGTGATGATCGCACACAACGATCAGTTAGCGCAGGATCCACGTCATCTGAAACGCCTCATGGAATTCTGGCCACGTGAAAATATTGTGCACTGCATGGCGAAATTACTGTTGGAAGAAATTGAGCGCAAGACAGGCCAGGAGAGAGATTTATGATCCACTATCACGGTGGTCCAATCACGCCAGATGTTGCCGCCCTGAAAGCATGGCGCGGGCGGCATGCTTTTATCTCTTTCGCACACAGCGGCCAGATCAATCTGGCGTCAGAGGTATGTCAGTCTTTTGCTGTCGATAACGGCGCGTTCACTGCATGGAAAGCTGCTGGCAAAAACAAAATCGACTGGAAGGACTATTACGATTTCGTAGCTGTCTGGAAAAATCACCCTGGCTTCGATTTCGCAATAATTCCAGACGTGATTGATGGTGGCGAAGCTGAGAATGAATCGCTGTTGGATGAATGGCCGCATGGTGATTTCTTCGGCGTTCCGGTCTGGCACATGAACGAGAGCGATGATCGTTTTATCCGACTCTGCAATGAGTATCCGCGAGTTGCGATTGGTAGTTGTGGTGAGTATGACGTTAAGCGCCCCAATCTGGCTGTATCGCGCATGAAGGAATTAATCCGGCATGTGACGGATGTAAAGGGCCAACCAGTGGCAAAGCTTCATGGCCTGCGTATGCTGAATCCCCTCATCTTTACCAAACTGCCTCTTGCGAGCGCGGACAGTACCAACGTAGCGCGAAACATTGGCATCGATAAAGCCTGGTCTGGAGCCTATGCACCGGCGTCCAAAGAGACGCGCGCAGCACTGATGGTAGAACGCATAGAGTCACATAATTCGCCGGGCTCTCTTATTTACTGCGAAAAACGTGATCGCATGTCTTTTCAATTACCGTTGGAGGTTTAAAGGTGACAAATAAATTTTCACTAAGTCTGGCGGTGCGTAAGTTGTGCCGCCGTCAGGGGCTTTACCTGAGTCAGTTTTCAGAACGGGCGGCCATTTCGAAATCGACGCTTCAGGATGCGATGAAAACCAACTCACCCAAGCTGGAAACCTGCGAACGTTGCGCAGAGGGCTTTGGCCTGACACTGGCAGAATTTATCGCGGAGGGTTATCCCACCGTCAAAGTTAAAAAAATGCATTCAGCGATTAACCTTAAAGGGGGTGCAAAGTGAGCAACGATTACATTACCGAAAAAGAGGTTATGGCGGAACTCGGCAAAGGCAGAACAGCGTTATGGCGCCTCAGAACGAAGTATGGGTTTCCTTCCCCGATTCTGAGTCATCCGGCGCGTTACAGCCGCGCAGCGGTGAAAAGGTGGATTGATGAAGGCGGCATTAACCGATCTGCTTAACGTGCCAGAAAATTTTATCAGCGTAGAGCTCATACCCTTTACGCTGATCCTCCAGCCAGTCATGTTTGTTATAAACCGCCATTACCCCGCCCAGTTCATGCCCCAGCATCTTTTCGGTGACATGGGGCAATATCCCTTCCTCTGACAGATTCGTTACCAGGGTACGCCTGAAATCATGCGTGCGCCATTCGGGAATATCGATTTTGCTTCGCAGTTTTCGCATGTACAGATTGCACGATGAGCGATCTATTGCTGCGTCCAGTTCCTGACCGGGAAACATAACCGGATTTTTCATTGCGAGCAGCCTTTCAACATACGGCTGTATCTGTTCGAAAATGGGCCGTCTGATAATGTTACCCATCTTTGAATGCTCTGCTGGCGTCGTCCAGATGAGATCATGCATGTTGAATTCAGCAGGGGTTGATAGCCGTAGTTCTGAAAGGCGGGCGCCCCAGAGCAACAGCATCTGGTGAAGGATTTTATTAGAGGAAAAAACTTTATTATTTTCCAGCGCCAGCCAGATTTTCGCCAGTTCGTTATAGGTGAGAACCCGCTCGCCAGTGTCAGGTTTTTTCCCGATGTTTTTAACGCTTAGCTTGAGCACCTCACAGGAGGGAATAAGCTGGCGGCTGATGCACCAGTTCATGACTGATCGGAGTTGCAGCAGCAGCACCCTGGCTTTCTTCTTGTTGGCCTGTTCCTGCTTGTCGAAAAATTGCACCCATAGCGACACAGGAATGTTTGCTACCGGCACATCCTTAAATTGTGTGTACATAGTGTTGTACACAACCGACTTGTACAGAATGCGTGTGTTTTCCTTTAGCCCGGTAACGTACTTGTTCCACCACTCATCGAGGCAGTCTTGTAGCGTCAGTTCGCCGCTGCTGCCGACCAAATAAGTTTTGGGGTTAACCCCCTTCATGTACAATGCCCGCATTTCGCCGACCGCTACGCGCGCCTCTTTGAGAGACATCGCAGGATAGCGGCCAAGCGTGATGCGTACAGGCTTATTTTGCCAGCGATAGCGATACTGAAAAGCGACGGTACCATTAGGCGTAATACGCGCACTCAGGCCGTCAGCGTCGGTCACCTCTGCCGGGCCGCTGTAGGGCTTGCCGTTTATACTGCGCAGTTTGGTATCGCTGAGGGCCAT